TAGTCACGTCATCGACGCGGCTACGGATTTCCTCTGTGACGACTTCGCTTGTATCACTCATCCCGGCCAGTTCCTCCGGGGATGCCGCCGCTACGTTCTGCTCGCGCTTGAGTTTCCGTAAAAGCTGGTTGATGAGTTGGATTTGAACACTCTTGATGTCTGCCGGTGCCTCTGCCCCAAACCCACGATCGTAGGTGACTCGAATCTTGGTAGCGAGGTCACGCCACGTTGCACGTTCGGCGTTGGCCGCAAGCGTGTTCCCACGCTGCCGGTGCCGAAGTGTGTTCGTGTTCGGCCGTTCTGCCAGCACTAACCGATGCTTAGTGTGGTCGTACCAGTTCTCACTGACGGTGTCCCAGTCACTCGAGAGAGTGGTTTTCTTCTCCACCTTCGTTACGTCGTTGATCGGATACACCAGCGGGATAGCCGCGTCATCCGTACACCGGAGTTCGTCCGTCCGTCCGGTTTCCTCGAGCGGCGTTTGATCTCCCCACAGCGTGAGAAAGATACCGCGTGACTCCCGCTCGAGTTCGACTAACAACTCATCGAATCGAAGCTGTGCGTTATCATCATAGAAGTCGGCCCCGTCGTAATTGACTCGGTCCCTAATACGACTCAAGTCTTGGAACGCACCACTGTCGAGCGAGACTGTAGGCATACCTGTGTATCTTGCCGGTAGCCTCTTGAGTATGCCGCCGAGTCGTGATGTATGGCCGGATCAGTAGACATCCCGCAACTACGCGGGTGGCAAGACAGTTTCGAGAATCAAATCTCGGCCCGGACAAACGTTCTTGACCTTGCCGCTCACTACCCGTATAGTCCCGAACGATGGCGTATCTTCGTGGATGGCACGCGCGCACAACCGGAGTACGGATCAATCGCACAGTATTCTCACGCCGGAGACTATCACGAATTGAGTCCAGCGGCCGGAGAGACAGTTACGTTTAGAAGTGCGGAACGGCCCCGGTACGTGGTTCAATACGAACTCGCGGCCACGTTCGCCTTTGCTGTGAATCAGTCGCTCGCCACTGGAGACAGTATCAAAGTCGGACTGTACGACGGCACAGACGGGTGGTATATGAAACACGACGGTAGCCACTCGGATACGGAAGCCGACTTCGTACTGGAGCGAGACGGCACCGAAGTCTATCGACGAACCGGCCGAGACATTTCGGCCCCCGTCACACGGAACGCGCGTCTAAAACTCCAGACGGGATGGTACGACATTACGAGACAGAAATGGGAACGATCGTATTCACGCAGTGGCACCCAAGAGAACGACCTAATTCTATCCACGTCGAACGATTCGGGCCGTGGGTCCAAGACGGGGAACCTTCCGATTTACTACGAAGTCACTGCCAGCGGGTCGACCACTGACCTCACGCTTGAGGTCGGGAGTTGTGCCCAAGTGAACCTTGGCACGACCACACCACTGACCCGTGTCAAGTCTGCCGAGTTCCGAGACGTGACGATTGACACCGCTGGTACGTGGGTGCCACTGACCGCTATCCGCGTTGATCCAGACCGGCGTATCATTAACACGCAGCTTCGTGATTTGATCGTCCACGAATATACTGCCAGTGACGACGTTCATATCATGGCGATGGCACACGCACCGGGTAACGTGTTAGACGGTGGTGGGGCAGAACTGACGGATACGGACTTCTCGACTCCGGTAGAACACTCCGAGACGAACAGCGTTATTGAGGAAAGCAGTGCCGTCGAACAGGCACCCGACAGTACCGGCACACCCGTCACGGATGCCACGAACCCCGGTGGCTACCAGTTAGGGCACGCTTCGCTACACACGTCCGGGCAAGGGTCGACACTTAGTCAGTCTCGGTCGGGCGTTCAAGTCAAGCGAGCGGTCCACAACGGCGATATTATCGTGTTCTGGGGTAACAGCGATACCACTGGGGATGTCACCTTCGAGTACACGACAGAACAAGACTGGTAAGCGTTACTAACTCTCGTCTGTTTCTTCCCCGTCGCTCGCTTTGTCGTATGCTCGGATTTCACGGGGAGAGACACCTAACCGCTTGCCGAGTGCCGAGATAGCCATCCGTGAGAGTGCTGCCCCGTCCGTGACGGCAAGGACCACCGACCCAAAGATAACCGCTCCTAACTCGGTAAGCGTAAGCGACAACTCAGTCATCGTGGTAGCCACACGGCAATTCTCGACCACAGACCTCACCATCGGATTTCACTGTTTGGCACGTCTCTGGTTCGTCGCTACTTTCACTTTCAGTCTGGACACCTCCAGCACACTCCGGGCACCGATCGGCTTCGATGCTCTCGACAGTCGAATCAGCCAGCGGTCGGATAGGTTCTTCGAGTTCCGAACAGTGCTTACTGCCGTGAATCGTTGCGTCCGTGAATGAGTCTCCGTTTCGGCCACTATAGTAGTGTGTCATAGCAGAGGCTACCCACGCAGACGCTAAAAAACAAAAGGGTCAGTTGCCCGATCAGGCGACAGGCGAAATGGTGCCAGCCTGAATGTGGGCACCATTTTCCTCCGAGACGAGAGTCCCGTAGGCATCGACGGCCATCTGTTCCTGAGGTGCAACCTTGGCCAGCGGTTTCACGCTCGTTTCCTGAAGCATGCTCAAGTAGGTTGCCTCCATATTGACCGCATAGCACTGGTTGTAGGTCGAACCATCCGCGCGGTCGGTCGACCGCGGGATAGCGTGCGACTTCATGACCGGAACGTCGTCGAGAGTCATGCTGGTGAATCCGGCACCGACCTCCGAAATGTTCCCGTCGTAACGCTGCTGGGAGACGAGAGACTTGCGAACCTCTTTGTGCCAGTCGAAGTCACAGACGACTGCGAGGGAGTCACGCGGTGCTCCGGCGTACTCGGCGGCATCGATAACGTCTCGAGTTGCCTGCTCGTAGTCCTCCGAGTTGTTGCTGTCCGGGTCACCGATGTCCGTCACGGTGTCACCGTCGCCCGAACTGATGAGGTCGTTGAACCCGTCGAATCCGCTCGCGTTGTTGTCCGTGCCAAGGATGATCTGTCGCTCGAGTTCCTGCTGCATGGCGCGGACAAACGCCTGTTCCTGAGTGGATTCGGCGTTACGCAGGTTGCTCGAAGCGAGAATCAGTTTGTCCTCGAGACGGGTCGCGGCACCGAAGCCAGTGACCGGGAACGAAAGCGTGTCATCGTAGGACGGGTCACTGTAGGTGTAAGACCCTTCCGTGTCGTCCGTCGTCTCCAGACCCCAGTCGATTGCCGGATGATCCGTAAGCGGCGTGGGAACGACCTCATCGTCTTGGGTCGTCACACGGGTCATCATGTCGGCCATCGGCAACTGCTCCGGGTTGACCGTGAAAACCTCGGGGATGATGTCCAGCGGAAGCGTCCAGTCACCAGTATCGAGGTTCTTGCGAATCTCTTTGGTGGTGTCCGCTGCCGAGAAGCCCTTCCGCTGGAGTTCGTTCCACTTTTCGATGACAGACGAACCGTCGTCAAAGACGGGTTCGTTCTTGAGCTGTTCGAACCGCTGTTTCTGGAGTTCGACAGATTCGCCGTTCGTCTTCCATCCGGCGGGGTCACGGTACACGGTCCCATCGGGGAGGTCCCCAAAGGACGACTTGTACATCGTGTCCGCGTTCTTCTTGACGTACTGTGGCGACTTGACCGCTTGACCGCTGAAGTCGGGGTTAACAGACATTGTTATTCTTCCTCCGCAAGTGCCGCGTAGGACAGTCCGGTACTGTCAGCGCTCGAGTTGTGCTGCTTCGCTGCCGTCTGCCGAGAGTTGCCTTTGTCCATCTTGGCACCATCGGCCCGCTTTTCGGCAGTCTCTTTCTCGGCTTCGTCTTCGTCGTCTTCGTCGTCCTCCATGTCTTCCTCTTTACCGACCGAGTCGAGTGCGTCCAGAACGTCACCGAGTTCCTTGCCAGCGGCAGCTTCGATTACGTCAAGAACGTCGCCCGCTGCGAGTTCTTCATACTGCTCGGCAATCGAAGCCGCTGCCTCTTGGGTGTCCTGTTTCTCGGTTTCGACTGCGTCTTTCACGGATTCGACCGTCTCGCTCATACTCGAGACGGTGTCAGAAAGGTCCGAAACGCTCGCTTGAAGTTCGCCGATGTCCGGCCCGTCTTCAGTGCCGTCCGTGGCACCGTCAGAACCGTCACCGTCGTTTTCGTTGCCCATATCGTCTGAATCCGACCCATCCCCCTTATGCGTGTCGCCACTCTCGGACTTACCGGCGGTTACTTCTCCCCCACAGTCACAGCACTTCGCGGCCCTTTCTAAGGGGACGTGTTCTGCCATCCCGTAGATGGATAGGCCGGTCAGTTCGCCGTTCTGGATTCGTTGCCACGCATCTTGTCCCCACTCAATGCCGGTCATCCATGTCCCCGGCCCGTAGGTTTCCGTCTCCCCGCCCGGCAAGTCGAAGGTGCGTTCCTCTTTGAGAACCCAACTCTCGACGACTTCGCCTTCCCCGTCGATCAACGAGTGGTCAGTATCCACGCCGCCGTTCTGTTTCAGGAACCCGTGAGCGGCTTTCTCGACTGTCGGCGTAGCAACCACGTCGCCCTCTTTGTCGGGTTCTCGTGGGATCATGGCCGCGGCGTAACTGATACGCTGTGCTTCGTCGTCGGCCTTGGACAGTAGGATCGGAGTGTTTGCCCGCCAGTCGTGACTGTCCGCGTCTTTGGTCATCACCCACTTCGAGTCAACTGCCGGAACGTCGACACCCGAGACAAGGTCAACACCCACGTCTGCGATGAGTCCGGCACCTCGCTCGAGTGCCTGCTTCAGTTCCTCTACGTTCCCGTGCTCGCTCTTTTCCTCTGCCTGAAGTGCCCCGCAAATGTTCTCGGCACTCTCCATATCGTGGCCTTCCTCATTGGTCATCGTATCCACGCAGTCAGACCAGTCGTCAAATCCGGCGAAAGGCACGGTTATGTACTCACCATATGAACTGTTGCGAATAGCGACGGGAAAAGCGTAGCGCCCTAATCCACGTTGCCCGTGCCTTGACTGTCGAACTCGTCTGTCCGTGTGTTGTCGATGCCGCGGGAGTTCGATCGGATCAACGGACGGAACGAATCAATCAGTGGCGTAGCGGTTGCCCCGGCATCGGCACTTGAGAGAACAGCCTTCGCCTTACTCGGCGTGGCGGTCGAATCGGCCCCTGCTTGAGCGGATACGAGTACGTCTTTGGCACCGGGTAGGAGTGGGTCAACGGCATCGGCACCCGCTTCGGCCAGACCCACGACGTTCTTATCTTTGCTCGAGAGTCCGGTGACTGTTGCTCCTGCTTCGGCACTGGCCGCGAACTGGATGTCACCGACGTTGAGCGTTCCATCCAGATTCAGGGTGCCGTCCAAATTAATCGGGCCAGCTTCGACTGTCTCGCCCTCGCTTACAGTGGTCGTTTCACCCGCTGGGATTGTGAGTTCGCCCATAGCAGGTTAGTCGAGAATATCCACGTCAAGGTCTCCGGCAGCGAAGAACACTCGAGTACCATCCGCGAAGTCTTGGGGGGCATCCGTAATCGGTGCCCGGAAGTATTCTTTCGCCGTGGCATCGTCCGCATCACTGTCTTTCAGTGCGAACTCTTGCACCGTGATGTCTGCCGTACACTCTCCGAAGTCGATTTCTGCCGCGTTCTCGAAGGCCGTGTTAGTCGCGGTCCATCCAGACCCAACCGTGACACCGACACGTCCGTTCTGGAGGGATGCATTCAGTTCCGTGCCCGTGTCGTCGTACAGCGTGACGTACACGGTTGTGGGGGCCGTGATGTCTGTCCCGGCAGTGAATAGTTCCGTGATGTCCGTTGCGAAGTCTACGCCGAAGTCATTGCTCATACTCTCGTGTGCGGAGAGTATCAGTATAATAGTGACGGGGTTAGTCGTCTATCAGTTCCTCAAGGTCGTCAAGTATGCTGTGCGCACTTGCACCACCCGGACTAAACTCAATATAGGCGTCTCGCTTCGATTCTATGAACTCCCGAAGGGCTGACTCAGGAACCATACTCCCCCGCCCACTGCCTCCTTCCTCTGTCGGGATGTATCCCGCACCGTCTTCCGGTTCCCAGTCGTCACTCATCGTTACACCGCCCGTCGTGAGCGTAGCAGAACGCCACTGATAGCAAGGCCAGCACCACAGTCAACGGCCAGTTGCGATAGTACAGTGCAACGATCGTCCCGTACATCCCGAAGGGCATCGCTGTCCGGGTAATCTCCCATCGGAGTCGAGTCAGTGTCTCGCGGTCGGTTGCTGTTCGGGTTCTCATAGTATCTCCTTGAGATTATCCGCCGTCAAGATTCGGGTTAGTTCTTCGTCGCTAAACCAGTCCCACGTATACCGTACCGTCCGATATCCGTTTGCCCCATCTGGAGCAGGACGGTTCCACGGTTCGATTGATTCGATACCGATACCGTCAATTGCGTCTTGTCTGTTGATGTCAACGCCGTCGTACCCCGCCCGAATAGCACCACGGATAGCGCGTTCTACCCGCTGCATTTCCCTTTCGATCATCCGATCTAACGCGGTCGTCTTGATGGAAATGTCGTCTATATCTATATTCATATGCGACGGTTCTAACGAGTTCGGAGAGTTTAGGCACTGTTCGATATGCTCAGGGTCTGAGTAGTCGTTACCACAGACGAAACACGTCGTGTTTGCTCCGGTAAGTCCACTCATCGTAGTTCCTCCGGCAGTTCGTCACGCACGGCAGCACTACACGCCGCTTTCACGTCGTCGTAGGTGATTTGTGTATCGTTCTCAGCTATGTCCAGCGCTTCAGACACCGTCTGCCCCTGCGCGTTCTGGAGTTGGTCTAACTTCTTGTGCATTTCCTCGAGTGCGTCTGTGTCGACGAACTCACGCACTTCGGGCGGGTTCTCCGCACACCGCTGGATAAACTCATTCCACGTCTCACCGTCTCGCTTCGATTCTTCCGCTGCCTCTTTCGCGTCTTCCGTGACACGAATGGCTGTATACTCTGCCATAATGCCCGCGTAGGGAGTCGAACCCTACTGCTCCGAGCGGGGTCAGTATTCGACTTCCTCAGGGGCAAACGTGAATTTCACATCCCACCCGTGCTTCCGATCGGCTTTGATAACAAGCGTCTCGTCGTCTTCGTTAGTCGGGTCGGCCCACTCGAGACGGTAATCCGTAGCCATCCACCCACCAACGCTTTTCTTGCTGACAGTGAGGTATGGTCGGCCTTCAATATCTACGACTTCGTCGACTTTGCACTCCCACGCGTGGATTTGGAACTCGTCTCCAGCTTCCAGTTCGTTAACAATCGCTTCCAGCGTTTCGGTCTGAGCCTGTTGCGCTCCCATACATCTATGTAACACCCATTACTACATAAGTGTTACGTTCGACGTTACATATCCTATCGGGGTTCCCCGTCTCCGGCGTAATCCGATTGGTCCACTTCCGACCTATCTCGGAGTAGCACACCACAGCGGCATCCGATACCCGGTTCACTGTCCCCCGGAACTGACTCTTTCTCGACTCCACGACCTTCCTCGCTATAGTCTACAACCCAGTCATCACCCGGCCACTTCCACATACCGTCTTGAGCTTCGTGAGACGGACGAA